TTGGATTAACGATGAGTTAACTTGGTTGGATGTATATTCTAAAAAACCTGTTGAATACCTTGAGGCGATTGCAAGAGGTGAGACACCAAAATGGGACACTGAAAAAGGTGGATATGTTTATGGTGACGCAACAGTTGCTGAAGAAACTTTCGGTGGTAGCAAAAAGGCGGCACCTGCAAAGGCTGTTGACCCTCAAGCTGAAGCTGAGGCTGATTCAGATTTACCATTCTAATTTATACGGGTGGAGGTAATACTCCACCCTTTTTAATTTATTATATGACATTTAAAGAAGAAATTGAATTACAATTAGTTGACAACAAAACGTTGTCCTACGAGATATTGAGTCAATTAAAAAATAAGAGTTATTACTCTGGTAGAGCTAAACAAATTGGTGATACCGTACTATTTGGAATGTTGAAAGAAGAAACTGAGGATGGGCAATTAGGTCTAAAATTAGTTACCTTCCATGAAGAAGAACTTCATGAGTTATATGAAGAAGATGAAGAATTCTACAAAGTACCAAAAATAAGTAAAATACCAAACATTAAAAGAAAAGAAGATGGCGGGAATTAAGAAAAAAGAAGGTGGAGGAGGATTTAAAGATAAGTTCTCAACCAAAACAAAGTATAAAGAAACTAGCTATTACTTTTGTGGAGATGCTTTCCTAAGCGCTAGTGGATTACCAGGTCCTGTTATGGGAGGTATTAATATGTTCTTAGGACATAGTAATAGTTCTAAGACAACTGCTATGATATTGGCTGCGGCTGATGCTCAAAAGAAAGGACATTTACCTGTCTTTATCATTACTGAAAAGAAATGGAGTTGGGAACATGCTGTTGAATTAGGTTTGGATGCTAAGAAAAACTCTGACGGAGAGTGGGACGGAGACTTCATTTTCAATGATGGATTCGATTATATTGAACAAGTTACTGACTTTATCAACGAAGTATTGGATGCTCAAGAGAAAGGAGAGATTCAACAATCAATTCTATTCCTATGGGATTCGGTAGGTTCAATTCCTTGTAAGATGACTTTCGATGGTAAAGGTGGTAAACAACATAATGCCGCAACACTTGCTGACAAGATTGGTATGGGAGTTCACTCAAGAATTTCTAAATCAAAGAAAGAAGATTATGCTTACTACAATACTTTGGTAGTTGTGAACCAACCATGGGTTGCACTTCCTGATAATCCATTTGGACAACCAACAATCAAGGCAAAAGGTGGTGAGGCACTATGGTTAGCATCATCATTAGTATTCCTTTTCGGTAACCAAGCAAGTGCTGGTATTAACCACATAACTGCAACCAAAGGTGGAAGAACTGTAAGATATGCAATCAGAACTAAGATTTCAATCTTGAAGAACCACGTTAATGGTTTAGGTTATAACGATGGTAAGTTGATTGCAGTACCACAAGGGTATATCGAAGACACTAAAGAGGCGTTAGAGGCTTACAAGAAAGAGTATTCTCAATATTGGAATGGTATCTTATCAGGAACTGGCGAATTGACTTTAGAAGAAACAACAGACGATATCAGTGAATAATATATTTGTTAACATTTAAATAAACTATGTGTCTAAAACTTTATTGGTAGATGGTGATAACCTTTTTAAAATCGGCTTTCACGGTGTTAAAGAACTTTATTCTGATGGGACTCACATTGGCGGCGTATATCATTTTATTAATGTTATTCGCAGATTTTTGGACGAAGGACAATTAGATAAGGTAGTTGTTTTTTGGGATGGAAGTTCAAACTCTTCTATTAGAAAACAAATTTATCCACAGTACAAGGCGAACAGAAGACAGGATATGAATGATGATAAGTACATCTCATATCTACAACAAAAATCTCGAGTTAAGGATTACCTTGAAGAAGTTTTTGTGAGACAGGTTGAAATGAATGATAACGAGGCCGATGACCTTATTGCTTACTATTGTAAAATTGCAACAAACGAGGAGATAACTATATTCTCGGCAGACAAAGATTTAACTCAATTAATTAATGAAAGAGTAACCATATTCTCACCTATACTTAGACAGTATTATAGGTTTGGGGATAAGATTACTATCAACAAGGTAGAAATACCTCACTACAACGTATTGCTTTGTAAAGTCTTTACAGGTGATAAATCAGACAACATAGACGGTATTGAAGGTCTTGGGGAAAAAACTTTAATAAAATACTTTCCACAAGTGCAGGAAAAACCATGCACTATCGAAGAATTACTCGATATTGCACGAAATATCCCGCAAAAAAAACCTATTAAAACTTTATCAAATATTTTGACAGGGAAGACAAAATCAACTATACTTGGAGAAGAGTTTTATAACACAAACAAACAAATTGTAGACCTTTCAAACCCGTTGATTACAGATGATGGAAAGACCTTAGTAGAACAAATTTACAGAGATTCAATTGACCCCACTGATAGGGGTTACAAAAACCTAATGAGAATGATGATGGAAGATGGGTTATTCAAATACCTCCCGAAAGACGACGAGGCTTGGGTTAACTTTCTCACACCATTTACAAAATTAATAAGAAAAGAAAAACGAAACACAAACAAAAATTAAACACTATGAAAGAAATGGACAGTACCAAAATGGAATTCCTTTTGACTTTGAATGACAACATTGTTGTACAAAGATTCTTTAACGTTAGAGGTTTTAACCCTAAGGCGAAGAACTCAGTAGACTTGTATGAGTATATCAAAGCTCTTAAAGAAGAGTTACAGTATTATCTTAAAATGAAGACAGTTGTCTACATGATGGACAACAGAGATGCAATCAGTCATGACCCAAAAATTATGGACACATCATTTACTGAGGGTCCTGAAGTATTCAACCTTTTTGTAAAAGTTGGCGAACAGACAATTTGTCATAGACAATTTGATGGAAAATTATTTCCGCCGAAAGTTCGTTATACGGTGGACGTAAGACCATTTTTGAAAGATGTCTTAAGAGAATTAACTGACATTTTTTCAAACAACAAATTATCTTACGAATATTTGGATTTCGACTTGAGTAAGTAAGTATTTAATAAAAGAGGGGATATTTTAAAACAATTATGAACAAGAATTTTGATTATTTAGGTAACACATTTCAGGTACAGTTACTCAACCAAATAGTTATCGACAAGGACTTTTCACATTCAATTATGGATGTTATTGAGAGTTCTTATTTCGACAACAAATACTTTAAAATCATCATACAGATGATTAAAGAGTATCACAAAAAGTACGAGTCAACACCTACTTTCGATACCTTAGAACAGATTGTAAAATCTGAGATACCTCAAGAACTTGTTGCCAAGATTGTTTTGGACACACTTAAACAAGTTAAAGATGCTCCGTTCGAAGGAACATCTTTTGTTCAAGAGAAGGCATTGAAATTCTGTAAACAACAAGAGTTACAGAAGGCGATGGACAAATCACAAAAGATTATTACCGAAGGTGACTTCGAATCTTATGACAAGGTGGAGGGACTTATTAGAGAAGCTCTACAAGTGGGTGAGGTTGAGAAAGGACAGACAGATGTATTCGATAACTTGGACACAGTCCTCGACGAAGACTACAGACACCCTATTCCAATGGGTATCGGTGGAATTGACAAACTACTTAAGGGTGGACTTGCAAAGGGTGAGATTGGGGTTATATTAGCTCCTACGGGGGTTGGTAAAACCACAGTCTTATGTAAGATTGCCAACACAGCATTTAATATGGGTTATAATGTTCTTCAAATATTTTTTGAGGACAACCCAAAGATTATTCAAAGAAAACATTTCACGATGTGGACAGGTATTGAACCAGATAACTTGGTTCTTCATAAAGATACCGTAATGAGTAAGATAACTGAGATTAAAGAGACAATGAAGAATGAGTTAATCTTGAAGAAGTTGGCTTCTGATAGTATGACCATGAATCAAATCAAGAATCAAGTTAGAAAGATTATTGCTGATGGTACAAAGATTGATATGATTCTATTGGATTATATCGATTGTGTTCTCCCTGAATCAAGTGCTAAGGATGAATGGAAAGCTGAAGGTTCTGTAATGAGAGGGTTTGAGGCTATGTGTCACGAGTTGAACATTGCAGGTTGGACCGCAACACAAGGTAATAGAAGTTCAATCTCATCTGAGGTTGTAACTACAGACCAAATGGGTGGTTCCATCAAAAAGGCTCAAGTAGGTCACGTAATCATCACTGTGGCTAAATCATTACAACAAAAAGAAATGAATTTAGCGACGATTGCCATTACAAAGTCACGTCTTGGTAAAGACGGAGTTGTCTTTGAAAATTGTAAATTTAACAATGAACTTCTTGAAATAGATACAGAATCTTCAGTTACATTCTTAGGTTTCGAGGGACAACAGGAGGAGAGAAAAAGAGATAGAGTTAAGGAATTGCTTGAGAAAAGGAAAGAAAGAGAATCTCAGCAAAAAACCACTTAATTAAATATACACTTTTTTCACAAAAAACTTATTTTTTTTTATTAAATTTGGTGGTCGATTGGTGTTCGACCACATATTTATCATAAAAATCGTTGATTTTTTAATAAAATATCTACACCTAAAAATTTACAAAATGGACATTTCAAACAGGATTTTATCGGATATTACAGTGTATATGAAATACGCGAAGTACATCCCTGAGTTAAAAAGAAGAGAAACTTGGCACGAATTGGTGACAAGAAACATGGAGATGCATATTAAGCAGTATCCACAATTAGAAAAAGAAATTAGAGAGAACTACGAGTTTGTTTACAACAAACAAGTTCTTCCATCAATGAGGTCAATGCAATTTGCAGGTAAACCTATTGAGATTTCACCAAACAGAATTTATAACTGTGCATTTGCCCCGATTGATGATTGGAGAGTATTTTCAGAAATTATGTTCTTACTTTTAGGTGGAACAGGAGTTGGTTATTCAGTACAAAAACATCACGTTGATGTTTTACCTGAAATCAGAAAACCAAATAAAGAAAGAGGTAGAAGATGGTTAGTTGCTGACTCAATTGAAGGATGGGCAGACGCTGTTAAAGTATTGGTTAAATCATACTTCTTCGGTGGTTCAAAAATTGAATTTGATTTTAGTGACATCAGACCAAAAGGTGCAAGACTTATCACTTCAGGAGGTAAAGCTCCTGGTCCTCAACCATTGAAAGAATGTTTGATTAAAGTTGAAGGAAT